GTAAATTGAACCGTAATTGTAAAGCTCAAGATCACGCTGAAATTCTATAATGGGGCGGACAGCCTTTAAATCAAATACGTTTGCTAACTGTGTGCTGGTAAGTGTATCGCGGTGGAACCAACGATTACGGCGACTCCAAGGATTGTTGTCAGCAGCGCCGCGCTCCATTGTTACATAATCGGGTTCATCAGAAGCGGCACTTTGGTCCCAAGCACTTGTATCCCATGGACGTGTATCCCAACCTACAACGGTGTCTTCATCCTCTACTAGGATAATACCGCGACCTACGCCTTCTACTATGTACGCAATGTCGTTTCTGTCTGGTGTGACATCATTACGGAAAACAACACGCATGCCTGATGTTACATCTGTATTATCAGGAAGGGTATAGCTCAATGCCCCCAACATATCGGACTCTACGTCTGTGGATCCCGTAACATCAATTAAGTCCGGACCAGCAGGGAGCCAAAAGTAGTTGAAGAAATTTGTAACTTTATCAAGGTCTACAGGAGGGCTCCAGCTATAATAAGTTTGCTGGAATAAATCAAACAAGCGATTATCTAGGTTATCTAATCCGCCTGCAAAACGTAGATAATCGGGAAGATCTTGATAAAAAGCTGTTTGGGCTATGTTGTTTTGCGCGTCTTTAACAATGGCAGTAGGTTCAAGTTGATAGAAGTCACGCTCCGGCGTCATTTCCGGAACATAAAAGTCTTTCTCAGGATCAAAGTATGCTGGTTTACGCCCAATAAAACCGCTTAACTTCTCAACCTTACCAGGTTGGAACAACTGCTCAGCAGTTGCATCCCATACCTTGCGTAGGTTTTCAGTTTGATAAATCGCGGGTAACTTAGTAAACGTGTTCTTTTGTGCCATACTTTCCTACTACATCAAAGAAACTAATGCTTTAATGTATTTATGGCGCCAATAATGTGCGTAGTTATTATCTACCAATCCGTAGATTTGCTTGGGTATTATTGTCTATGATTTGAATATCATTAACTGTAGCCGAACTAATGAATATCTCATTACTTAGACTGCTAACCTCAAACAATCTCCCAAACTTACTTTGCTCATTAACAGGTACTAATACTATGCTCGCAACTGTGGTTGGAAGACGGCTGTGTATAAAGGCTGCGAGCTCTGTAAAATAAAACGTCTCTCCAAAATCCCAGTTCTGTGGATCAAAGAATTCATCAATGATTTGCACTATCTGACTTTTTATTTCGCTATCACTTAGATCGGTGCCTTCAATCTTAACTACTTTAAGCGTTGCTTGAAGTTCTTCTGGTGCTTGACGACCAAATAATACTTTGTATTCAACTGGTCGCCAAATAATCTCATCAGAAACCATTTTGAATTCTTCAATATCGCCAAATGTTAAACGAAGCTGCTCACTAGTTGGAGCAGGTGGCTTTTCATTTATAGGACGATTGTTGTCAATCCATTCACGTATACTGTTATCATAGTTCTGTTCAAGTACAAAGATATCAATTATGTTAGTAATTGCAGGGTCAATACGTTGGTCGCGAGGAGCAAAATGTTTCCATTGGAAATTAAGCATATTTCTACCAACAAATGCTCTATAATTATTATTTGTTAACTCAGTTAGCTCACTAAAGTTTGGTGTATTTGTGCCAGTCTCGTTTTGATAGAATTTTCCATTAAAGACATTATACAATATTGAACCATCGGAATTATCAGGAACTTGAGTGTCAGGATCAGAACTTGGATCATTTGTAAACGCGAATACATCGGGAGCCGGGCGCCAACGCTGTAGGTCATTTATGTCAGTGTACTTTTGTTGGAAAACATATTCATCAGGATCTAAATTGTCATTACCATCAAGAACAATCTCTCGGAAGGCTTTTGGATTGTCAGGTATGCCGTCGAAATCACTGTCTAAAAAGGTAATCTTCACACGTCGTGGTTCAATGAAACCATCTTCTTCCAAAACAGTATCTGAAAGTTTCCAAACATAATCAACACCCAGCGGATCATTACTACCAGGTTTACTGTTAGTTTTGAATACCTTAACTGTATCACGGGCGAGCAATCCAGTATCATTGTCAATAATACGATATTTGTTCAAGAAGAAGAAACGCACGTCACGCGCACTTTCAAAGATATATGTGAGGTTTCGTGTAATAAACCTCCAACTGTCTGCTTTATACTCTGCTCTAAACAACCAACTGCTATCAGTCGCTGTTAAGCTAGTATCTCCTGCATTATCCAAACTGAATGGTTCAGCATTTGCCCCTGTATAAGGAGCAAGGTTAGCAGCCTCAACTATTTTCCATTCTTGTGTTGTGTAATCATAACGTAAGCCAAAGCTGCGCTCTTCTTCTATTTCATTGATTACAGCATCGCGTTCTGTACTGTTCAGCGTATTACGGAAAGGTGGGATCACTTCTAGTATAACATCATTTGTTTGAACACGTTCATCCAGTGTGATGTTACCTTGTCCGTTGCTCTCTATCAAATCACCAAAGCCACGCACTTGTTGAACACTGACCCAACCAGCTTTCCAAAAGTGTACAAGAGCACCTTCAGTGAGATAATCAGCAATAGAGCCACCTGTGCCTCTACCAACTTGCACCGCAGCATTGAGGGGGCTACCACCAATTTGTGCTTCCAATGGGAAGTTGCTACCTAGGCGGAAGCGACCTGTAGAGGAGTAGATGCTTAATGAACTAGCTTCCCAGGTTACCCAAGGTTTCCCTGATGTAGGGACAGGTGGTTCAACAGTTAAATCAACATTTTGTTTTGGTTGCAAAATGTTATCGCTTAATTCATCATCAATCGCTTTTGGGAAGAATTCATAATAAAAATTAGCAAATTCAACTTCTTGTAACAATGGAAATATTTTACTGTTAAAGATTTCAATAGCACTAAGAGCAGTAGGTAAGGCTTGTTCTGCTTCACCAAATGTTTCACTATCTCTGTACAAGATACCATCATCCGAAAATACTTTGAGATCCTGCCTAGCTCCTGTAGGATCATTTATGTCCACATAACGGCTATGTCCGCTGTAGGTCCTATTGACTGCCTTAACTTTGAGTGCTTGGCTGTTAGTTAGAGGAAAGACGTTATAGTCTTGTCCGTTAACCATACGATTCTGCGTGTAATAGACTTGCGGTGCGCGGTTACGAATTTGTTCGTCGGATTCGGCTGGGCTGCTATTATCTACTATATTCTGCAAGCGCACTGTCAAGGTAAGTGTAAACTCTTGACCAGCATCGTTTGTGTAAGGTATACTGATCGTTTGATCACCAAAGTCACGAGGGCGAACGCGCAGGCGTTGGCCTATACTTGTGCGGTACCATATACGAAAGATTCCCGTAGGGATAGATCCAAACCTACCGTCTGCAAAGCGGATTGTAATTTGATCATTTTGACGAGTTACTACATTGTAGATATCGCGCACGTCTCTGTTTAAGTCGTTAAAGATAACATTATTTCCTGCAACTGCTGGTACTTCTCGCCACGTTTGAAGAATATCACCTGCATCTGTAATCTCTTGTACGAATACGTCATTGTTATTAATATTTTCAACGTTAATGTCTAAAGTCCGGTTCTCAATTGGAACGTCTAATTGAAAATCTTGATTTTGTAAACTCCCTTGTTTGAACTGGAAGAAAAAACCTGTGTCAGGACTTGCATTTCCATTACCATCAGCGCGATAAACCGTGTGGAAGCTTGCTAATGGATCTGGACTACGTTCAAAAAAGTTGCCATTATCCTCAAAATTAGTGTTCACAAATTCAAAATTTGCACTCACGCCACTTGCTAAGGTAGTAAACCCCTGTACGGGGCCCGTACCACCGAGGTTGTTAAACTGGTATAGCTGAGTGGGGATACCACCTACGGTTCCCTCTTTCACGGGCTGCCCAAATGGGTTTGTGTTGATGAACGCGCTGTTCATAATTAAGTTAAACTGCTCAAACCAATCTGGATTATTAGCGTCGTTCCAAAAAACAGTTTGGTTTGAAAGATCATTACCGTCGCTGTCTTCAATATCTTCATCGGTTGCAATGCTTACAACCTTTACTAGACCATTAGCTGCACGGTTACGATTGGGCTTATAGGAAACAAGGCGAGCAAGACGTAACAGACTTTCACGTCGTTCTGCTGTATCAATAAAATTTTCGCGGCTGTTCAAGTCCATGCGGAAAGCAAGACTTTGTCCTAGATAAGCAAGCAAATCAATAAGAGCAATGAATTCGGAGGATTGAATATAATCGTTAAAATCTTCGGGGAAATTCTGCTGCATATAAGTTACCATTGCAGAGCGAATGGTGTCAAAATCATAACTATTGAAGTTAACTTCTGTAAATGCGCGATAAATTACACGCCAATCCTCAGCGGCTAATAGGTTTGACTGTCTTACGACTTGTGCCATTAAATGTTTCCTCGCTCTTGTAATCTGCGATCAAATTCTAATTCTAGTGTTCCAAGGGCGTCAAAAGGCTGGTATAATAATTTAACTTCCATTCTTACGCCGTATTCAAATTCTGTAATATCTATGTCCTGTAAGACTACACGTGGCTCTTGGTTAATAATTTCAATTGCATCAGCACGGATGTCTTCTATTACACCATCAGTGAAAGGTTCGAATAATAGATCCCAGATAATGCTGCCAAACTCAGGCAGCATCACGCGTTCACCTTTTCGTGTGAAAAAATGATTGCGCAAATCCTGCTTAACCAGCTCTTCATCATATATTGTGGATTCGCTGGCGCGGCGGCCGTCTGTGCTAAATCCAACGAACAATTGTGTTTTTTGTATACCAGCCATATCTATCCTCACTTCTGAGTATTTATCCGTGCATTATAACAGCAGATAACTTTATCTTGACAAATGCTGCTCGCCGCTCTAAGCTTAGGTTATGTGGCCAATAATACGCTCAATGTTCCTTATTCCCGGTGTCCAGGTCGTTTACGGCTTTATGCTATTGTTGCCAGCTTTTTATCTCGTGGCGAATGGTCCTTCGGTTCTACATCTAGTCCTAACTGCATTGATAATAGTAAGTGGCACAATATCCATGTTCATTGCATTCATATTCGGTGTTATGGACATTTATTTACATACTACAAAATGTTCTTTCTTCCGAAAACTCTATTTTGTTCTGTTTTCTAAAAGTGAGTATACATTTATATTTCCTGTTTTAGACCGTTGTGCTATACCCAGTAACAGGCTAACGTTGACAGATGCGCTCGCATATGAACAGCATTACAAAAATAACCCAAATGCATTTGTAGGTCTGCGGCAAATAATGATTCCGTTTACGAGCAAAGATGATGCGTTAAAATGGAAAATGAGCGACCCTAATAGCCACTTATTCATGCGTGTTTGTGATGCAAAATGGGATAAAGGTTTTATAAAGGATAAAGATGAGTAAAGAAGTATACGTAAGCACTGATATTGAAAGTGATGGTCCCTGTCCGGGTAAAAACAACATGCTGAGCTTTGCATCAGCAGCTCTAACAATCGACAAAGAACTTGTTGGGACGTATTGGAGCAACCTAGAGTTACTGGATTGGTGCAAGCCTGATCCGGACACGATGAATAATTTTTGGGCGAAGGAGCCAGAAGCTTGGGCCGCCTGCCGCCATAGTTTACGATCAGCTGAATATGCAATGCCCGAATATGCGCGCTGGACGCGCGGCTTCAATCGGAAGCCTGTGTTTGTAGCATATCCTGCAGGTTTCGACTTCATGTACATGGCATACTACCTTCATATGTTCGCAGGTGAAAATCCTTTTGGCTTCCAGGCTCTGGACGTGAAGAGTTATTTTATGGCCCAAAACAAGATTGATGGTTTTAAAGCCAGTGTTAAGAAGCGTATGCCCGGGCGTTGGTTTGAACGGGATATGGTGCACAATCACGTTGCGCTTGCAGATGCAATTGAGCAAGGTTGCTTATTCATTAACATGCATCGTGAAAACTTAGGGCTGGAACCTGTGCCCTTCACGAACAAGACAGGCACGCCGTTAGAACAGCTAATATCAAGTGCTGCTGGTAAATAGCTCTGCTTCATCATCACGACGCTTAACTAATCCGCTGTTAATCCTACCTCCCGCCTTATTCCAGCGTGCCATTTCACCCGGGACGCTCTCATACTTGCCTTGATTAAGCTTCCTGCGTAATGTAGAGCTATTGTAGGCGCCAACGCCGACGTTAAAGGTGAACGAGGTTAAGCTATCAAATTGCGCTTGTGTAAGTTCAACGTCCGTGTTTTGTCGCACCGCATTGGCTGCAATCTGTGCGTCTTTACGTAAAATCTTGCGGGCTTGTTCTTCAGTTATGCCGTTTTCATAAAAGATTTTTTCGCCCTCGGCCTCAATGTAGCCTTGCTCTAACTCTTGAGGGGTAAGGTTGTGCCCATAACCAATAGCAGGATTACCTACGTCGCTATAAATCTCAGGTACAAACCCTTCATGCTTAGCTATAAATTCTAAGCCTTGATTACTGATGTCATATGAAGCAGCCGGGCGGAATTCGCCGTCACCTGGTGTTGTTTGATAGACAGGTTCGCCCTGGTTGGTTGTGGCGGTCTTAACCTTACGTCCTTGGGGCGTTTCAATTGTGTCAGGTGAACTACCAGGTGTATGCGTTGCCCTGTTTACTGCAACCTGTTCCGCTAATCCACTATCTTCAACTTCACGTTCAAAACCTTCAATGTTAGCCTCTTGCACTTTACCACGCAATCCCGTTGTGCGGATATCATGAGCTAGGTATGGTTCGTGTTGTGGTATGCGCTGTACAATAGTCTTACGCCTATTATCCTGCCAATTTAATGGTTCCGCGTTATACGCGTCCTTGTCTTTTAAGTTCTGTTGTGGAATCTTTTCTACTTCCTCAGTAGAATCTGCTTGGGCGGCAGGAAAACTGTTCATATGGATATTAGGGGCAGACTCAACATAATCGCCGCCTGCATTAGTTTCAAAGCCTCCGCCGGAGGTATGAAAGCTTTCAGCACCACTTTTTTGGTGTATCTGCGCGCCTGCTTCTGTCTTCCAATCTCTACCTGCTAGGTTAAGCCAGTCCCTGCCTGTGTCTGTGTTCCAATCACGCACAACTTTGTAGTTCATGTCATTACGTGCTTCAAAATTGATATCACCGCCGTCACCTTGGTCTTCTTGCACCTGGCCGCCGCCAGCTGTCCAGTTTTTACTGGCCTTCATGTTTATATTTCGACCAGCTTCTATGTTTACATCTTGGTCTGCTAGCACGTTAATGTTGTGGTTAGAGCGCACGCTAACGTCTTGAAAACCCCATATATCTACTTCGCCGTTGTTGCTTATTTCCATCCAACTCCGACCATCACGGCTTATAAAGTATACGAAGCCATCTGTTTCGCTTATCATAACCTGTGCGCCAGAGCGTGTACGGAAACGTATGTACTCACTGTCACGCTTGTTGGTTGTGCGGTTAGATTCTGTCTCAGCTTCGTTTGCTGGGTTATTGCTTCTAGTCCACGCGGGTGTTCCCGGAGGTGCTTGGCTCCGATTTAGCTCATTTTGCCTAAACCCATCATCAAATACAAATTGGCTGCCGCGCGGGGTTGACATTCCGTATACAGTGCTAGGAGCCTGGCGGCGAGCGCCACTAGAGCTTTGCCCCCGGGTCGCATCTCCTATCAGTCCTTGACGCTGAAGGCCTGTATTCAGCGGCTGGAAAGGTGCCCTAATAGGATCAGACAAATTAACGTCCTCATCGCGTTTATTATATTCTGCTGCTGGCCCTGTACCTTCACCTTCTATATCAGCAGATGGGATGCCAGGCACCATGTGATTCATATATTGGTTATAAAGGCAGCCAAACCAAACACCTCTGTTTGGATCACCTGCAACAAAAGCTACTAGAACTTCATTGTCAATGTCAGGTGGAATCATCCACATGCCATAGCTCTTTTGAGTATTTTGAAAGGTGTTAGCATTCCGTGTAAGATCATCCACCGGAGTGGCGCCCGCAAAAGGAGATGCGTAGTTACACGTTACCCAGCGCTCTTGATTGTTTGGATCCGGACTCATTTCAGGGATCCAAACGCGTAGTCTTCCCATACGTATTGCATCTCGGTTTTCTTTTACAAAACCAATGTAAATCTTATTAAAGTCTAGAGAGCCACCCGTAGGTGCATTACTATAATTTTTACTGATCATTACTGACTTCTTATCTTAAATATGTCGCCGCCGATCGCATCAGGATTAGTTAGTGGGTCTCTAACTGTAGTTAGTGTTTGGGTAAATTTACCCCCTTCGAATTTGTGTGTTGCGCGAGTCACTATATAAACAGCAGAAGCAAATCTATCTCTGTTTATCTCAGCTGGATCATTTGGATTACGAGGATAACCAAAATTCAATAATAGATGCTGTGAACCTTCGTTGTAGTCAGGTCTAATAAACTGCTCACTGTTATAAATTTGGTAATTATTATTACTTATGACACTGTTAGTTGCGTAAAACTCACTGTTAGCACGTCCTAACCAATAGAAGTCACCTCGTATTTCTATTTCCATGCGCGCCAAATCACCAGAAGACATACCATATGCTTGGTGTATTGCTAAACCAAATAAACTTTTAGTGGGTTTCCAATCACTTTCTGTCATTTGGGCAATATCCATACGTGGATTATTATCAAACTGATCTAATGCTATTTGGATTCGTTGTTGTTTGTCGATGAAATCTTCAGGGAGATCTTCTAAGCGTATAGCGCCTCTATCTTTTCTTTGGCTCTGTTGCTTAAAGCGTTGTCTCGATACTTCTTCTTTCCTTTCACGCTCTGCTTGTCTATCCTGTCTATTAAAAACAGCGTTCCATTCATCTTCACTAACTGATACTTGTCCGCCGCTGATCGCTTCAACTTCACCTTTAACGTCTTGGAAAAATGTGCGCAAGACGCCACGGTCTTGCGGTGGCACACGAGATTGGTCCGGTGCTAGTGCCCTATCAGCGGCCTGGGCGTATTCGTTCAAAAGTTGTTTCTTTTTAGTTACGCCTTTTATATAATTGTTTTTCTGTTCATTTACTTTTGGACCAGTTGTAGTAGCTTCATAATGGTAGACACTACCATAATAAAGAGCTGGAGCACGCCACAAGGTATTGAACTGGAGGTCAAAGTTTAATACTTCTGTATTGCGTCCGGTATATATGTAATCATAGCGTTTGGAAAGTAAACCTGAGCGGTTTAAGGATATCAACCTACGACGTTGTTTTTCGGCATTGTTTACTTTCTTAGTTTCTTTCGTATTGATTGAAATAGCTGTCATGCGGCGAAAGAATAATTGGTAAGTGACTTCCTTATTGTAATCACTTGCTCCAACAACATAATCACCATAATTGAGTATCGCTTCAACAGCTGGTATATACTTCCATTCATATGCTGGTTCCTGCCCAGCGACATCTAACAAGTTTTCTAAACCTGTTGCTAGTTTAACCCCTTCATCGGTTGAACCAATGATATTCTCAATTAGCTTTCCTAAGTTAGTTCCTCGGCTGACGCTTATAGATGTTTTACCACTTTCTGCTTCGGATACACTCACATGTCTTTGGCTGTTTTCATTAAAGTTTTTTGGGATAATACTCCAGTCGCGCACGGGCCTTGACACTAATTGATTTTTCCGAGGTTGAAGGATGTCCCACTTATATGTAGTAATTGCAAGAGGACCACTCTGTCTCTTGCTTTCTTCAGCTTTGTTTAATTTTTCACTTAATTTATCTAAAAATTCACCCACAGTCACTGCCGTAATTTCAAAGTCAGAATCAACAATGTTCATATCAGGCTGCAAGCTACGGTGTTCATAGCCCCTAAAAGTGAATGTATACTTGGTGCCACCTGAATCAACGTTGATTTGCGGTGTCGCTACGTATAGGATGTAACTCCAGACGCTACTTTCTATTACCTCATCTTCTCCTGTAACTGGATCACGACCTAAGAACCATAACTCTAATATGTATGGCATCTGCATCCAATTACTGACCCCAGCTTGTATGCTGGCGTTATATACATGATCCAAGAAAGATGAACCTGTAGGTTCAACAATGGTCATATCGACTTTAAAGACGCCCTGATTTCTATGGTTTGGGTCAAAATTTACGTAGGAATCAATTGTAACGTCTTCAATGAAGTACTGGCTATTCGCAGTTTCTGCAACAACGATCCTAGGTAGGCTTTGGAAATCTTGTAAGTATTGTGGATCTTTGATGAATTCCGGATTAGTAACACTTAGTCGGAAATGATAAGTTGGGTTTTCATAATTGCTTAGGATGTTACTTTTAAATCTAAAATCCGACACGGTTCCTGTAACTTCAGTGTTTTTAGCCTGCGGATTACCAGTTTGTTCACGTGAACGCCTGTCAACCAATGCAGCGTCTTCTATATTGGTCGTCCTAGTGCCAGGAGGAATTTCTTCTGCATTAGTGAGACGTGTTCCTGGTACAGGTAGCTCTTCTGCATTAGTTAAAACACGCTCAGTAGGCGGATCTACCCTTTCTGGTTGTGCAGGTCTACGGCCACGTATCTCTTGGGCCTCTTCTAAATCTGGGCCGAACCCTCTATCAGGGTCAACTGTTGGCGTATCAGGACCTGGTCCGCGTCGGCGTGGTTGACGCCTTCTACCTAATCCTTGTTGTTTGCGATACGGTTCATCTACCATACTATCCCAATAACTCTCTTACTCTATCTCGCGTTGGTACAAAAATTTCAATCCCAGACTGCAAATCAAAAATTGGATCCTCTATGACATTCATATTTCGCACTGCAAAGATCCACCAAAAATCTGTAGTTCCATATAAATCATATGACAGTAAATCAGGGCGTTCTGTATATCTAGCTTGCACTGTTATTGCCCTATCTGTGCCATCTGGTGGAATATCCCTGAACCGTAGGCGGTCAAGATACCAATTTGTTTGAGGTGTCTTAGCATAGGGGGAACGTTCTCTATATTCTAATTTTGCCATTAACGGTATCCTCCTCTATTACGAAGCAAGCTACCATCTCTGAACGACTGCCAGTTGAATTCATTCACAACCCGTTGTGGTGCAGGGTTGTAAGCTAAACTAGCACTTATAACAACTTTGCTTGGTATCCAAGCTTCATTTCCCCGGCGCTGGGGGATAAGATCTTGTGTATTTGGAATTGCAAGAAAGACTTGCTCAGTAGGAAGTGTCACCCGAACGTAGTCTACATCGGGCGTTAATGCAATATTAAACGACTTTACAACTACTGGTATACGATCAAACATGAGGTTACCATAAGCACTAAAATGTAATACGGGTGGCGGCGTACCTGGATTATCGCTATTAATACCATATTGAATTTTGGTCACCGTACTCAAAAAATGCATACACGCAAGAACATAGCGTCCTTCCCAATCATTTTGAACCGTGAAATCACCTACAACTTCAATTGTTAGTGTATCAGTCTTTTTGTATGATTGTGGACTTTGGTTAACATGGGTGAGATCATATTCATCATATTGCACGTTTTGTTGATATGTAACATTTGGCGTATAAGGCCAAATCATACCATTAGGACTACCACCAGCATTTGGATGCAGTGGATACATTATATTAGTAGGAATAGGTTCACCATAGACTAGGTTCTTTTGACTTGGTTTTGCAGCTAACCTTACGCGTCTATCCGGTGCTCGGCCTGTTTGTCCAACCATTACTTAATCTTCAACCCTTCTCGCACATCGTTAAAGAGGTTTTGCTTTACTTGTTCACTTGCTTCTGGTACGATCTCACTAAAACGTTCAAAGTCATTTTCTTTTGCAGCTTCGCGTGCCTTGGTCGCGCTTAACCCACTTACATCATCGGCATCAGGGTCACGTTCCAACGTGACCATCTCAATACTCTCAAGTGGTATCCAACGGAGTGGATCACCTTTATGAGCTATACCGCTCCGTATCATCTCTTTAAAGGTCTGGGCGCGGTCGCCTCCTGCTACCATTATTCCGTGATCATAACCCCATTCACCAAGTGTTTGGGCAGCGATGTATGGATTTTGTGTATCCAAAAATTTTACGCCTGGGAAAAACTGACGTAGATAATGAAGCTTTTGTTCTACGTTCAGTGGGTTCTTTTTGGCGTCTTGACTGCGGGTGGTAAAAATGTACGCATCCGCTTTGTGTTCACGGGCCTTCTCTAAAACCGTATCTATCAACAGCTTATGCCCTTTTGTTGGTGGATTAAAGCGCCCAACGGCGAATACTACTTTACTCATCTTATCCTCGCAGTTTTCGATATTTATTCTGCTATTAAATACTAACATATTTACCTATCCAATGAATATTTGATTTTGTTCAATAAAACTACTATGTTATGTATGAACTCCAAATAATAATAAAAACAAGGAGCTAAATTTTGAATGGCAAAGCGTCAAAACTATCTAAACAACAAAGAATTACTGAAGGAGATACACAAGAGTAAAGTATCTTACAGCTCTTTCACCCGCCCAGAATACGCGCACTATGATGGCATCTGCCAAACGCGCGATGAGGTCACCCCCGAGTTCATTGAGAAGGTGAAGCACGACAAGGCGAAGAAGGAGACGAAGGAGTGGAAGCAAGAACTACGGGACGAAGGTGTGAAAGCACCCAAGGTCAGCGTCGAGCCTGAGGAGATTGAGACGGCAGGTTTGATCATACGCGTCATGGAGCATGACCACGTCCCCTTCGATGAAACGCGCGCTCGTAGGGCCAAGAAGCCCCTGGACGAGAAGGTGAAGTGCGTGTTCCCGCCCTTCAAGCACTATTACGTCCATAGTGACCTCACCCTCGAGGAGGTTGGTCGGTCACATTGGGAAGGCTCACTCAGTAATGGTCACTTCAACCAAGAGCACGGGCAGATGACCAATCGTTTAGCCAGTATGTGCATGCAGCTGGTAGAGCGGTATGGGCAGCGTGGTAACTGGCGGGGATACACGTATCTGGATGAGATGAAGAGCCAAGCGCTCTTCCAGCTTGCTCAGATTGCGCTACAGTTTGATGAGAGTAGGAGTGAAACGCCCAACCCATTCGCTTACTACACAGCCGCTATTACTAATTCGTTCACCCGCGTTCTCAACCTCGAGAAGAAGAACCAAAACATCCGTGATGACATCCTACAGATGAATGATATCTCGCCAAGCTATACACGTCAGGTTGAAGACAGCATGAACACAGGGAATGACAAAAAGTAAATACCAATTGATAGGGGTATATCCCTATACGGAGTACCCTTATCACATTCCTTTGTATCGTAGCTTAAAGGAAATCAACTATCTTATAGAAGCAGAACGTTGGGTAGTTGAGCATGCAGGTGTACTAAAGTCCATACAAGATGCTGATGCACAATGGTTTTTGTCGTATGCCATTAAGGATATGATTATATTTGGTTTCAAAAACCGTGAGACAGCATTTAAATTTAAAATGACATTCCAGTAATCTTTCTTGATTACAAATCACAATATAATTATTATTAGTGCTACACAGTATCACACCGAATAAGGCTTAATAATGGCAAAACAACTATTCAAAAAAGCGGCTGTATTTGGTGACCTTCACTTTGGTAAGAAAAATAACAGCCGTCAGTTCAACTTAGATTGCCAGGAATATGTTCAGTGGTTCATTAAAGAAGCAAAAGATTGGGGAGCAGACAAAGTAATCTTTGTAGGCGATTGGCATGATAGTCGCCGCTTCATCAATATCTCTACACTCAATTATTCCCTATCAAGCATGGAAGCTATTGATAAGGAATTTGAGTGGATCTTCATTCCTGGTAACCACGACCTTTTCTACAGAGACAAGCGAGAGATCAGTTCCATTGAGATTGCTCGTAACTTAAAGAACGTTACTATTGTGCGTGATCCTATGGTTATCGACAATGTAGCTTTCTTCCCTTGGCTTGTAGGTGATGAATGGAAGCAAATCCCGAAGTACAAAGGCAAGTACGTATTCGGACACTTTGAGCTTCCGCATTTCCTAATGAACGCTATGGTGGAAATGCCTGACCACGGCACTATTAAGCACGAAGACTTCCAAGGTGCTGATTATGTGTTTAGTGGTCACTTCCACAAGCGCCAGCAGCAGAACAACATCATCTACATTGGT